CTTGTTGCCAAGTTCCTTTAGCGGATTTATAGAGTCTCTCTGACATATCTAGAGCTTCGTCTAATAATTGAGTATATTCTATATCGCTAATAACTCTCAGCTCTCCCTTAATTTTTATCGGTTTCGCATGTAAATTGAAAATCATAGCATGTTCGTGTATCTCCAACAATGGGAAATATATTTCATCGAACGCCTTGCTTTCATCATTAGTGAAGAATAAGGGACTAAAGGATTTTTTCATAAAGCATTGATATCCACCTTCTATAAAATAAACGACGGTATCCAAAACAGCACCAACCAAATCAATTGCTGTATTATGCTTGGCAATTGTACCCACCCGGAAAAGATCTACACCGCCAACAGACCATTTAAGATTTGTAGCGGAACACAATCCAATAGACGCAGCTACTGTGATTAAAGCCGATATCTTTCCGAATATAGGAGCGTTACGCAAAGCTTCCCAATTTTCCCGTAATGAAGGGATCTTGCTAAGCCAGCCTGTGGCGCTCTCGGGATCTTTCCCATCCAATTCGGCCGCCTGTGGTTGGAATATATAGTAACCAAATACTTCCTTACACCATTTAACAGTGTCTTCGTGGTAGAATATCTTTTCACTAAGACTTCCTGTGGTTAGAGCTCGCAATGATAATACAATTTGAGCCGCTATTTGAGAAGGAGTGGTTAGAGCAGGCAGTGTGATAGCCAACGCACCAATAACTTCCAAAACTTCCATAAGTTTTGAGATGTGCGATTCAGCCTTCATTGTGACAAGTTTTTCCTTAGCCAAGTCAATAATACTAGCAGGATATAATTGTTCAACTAAAGACTGGTGGACAAATTCAACATCCGACAAACTAGAGGGCAGTGGTGGTGCACTCTTGGGGACATTGTTTTGATTTCCTTGTTTCCTCATATCCTTAAGTTTTTCCTGTCTACAAGCTCGCTTGTTTTTAGCAAATTTCTTGCAGCGAGATTGTTTCAAGTTAACAACTTCAGATTGGGGAATAGAAATACTATCACTAGGGGTAATAGAAGAGTAATGATTCTCCGAAGAGCAAACGCAAACCTCTTTATTATTGTTTACGATACTATTATTGTTAGTAGAAGAGTAATTTTTCTCCGTGGAGCAAATGCAAACCTCTCTACAGGTATCTGCATTTCTA